CCATCACGTTCCGCGATTGCAGGGGCGATGCGTGATGGTTCTTTGAATAACGCGTTAGCGACACATCATATTCCGGCTTTATGGTCCGGATACTCGGGCACGATCCTAGACGGAGTCGTCTCATGCTTGGGGCCAACTGGTGCTAGCGGAACGCGTTGCAGCTGTAAATGCTGGGACTTGACCTAGGCAGGTCGGTTCTGGGGGCGGGGAGGTGTTTGGGGGGACCCCACACACCGCCTTCACCACCCAGCCCAGGGGAATCTCGACGGTGCGGGTTACGATCTAAGCGCCGGCTGCAACCCCTGGGTGGTTCTGAGGGACCCATAGCTTCATGCGTGGCATAACGGCCACTCGCTCCGCTTGGCGACATCAACGCTAATTTAACCACATGAAACAGAAAGTAAGTGCATAAGAATAAAACCGATGTCCGTCCAAATCGATTTCACCTTACTTGAAGCAATTGGGATGAGGGCCTGCCAAACCCTCACCCTTTTTGCCTGCTACTGTGCGTGGTTTAACATCGCTCTGTATTTGTCGCCCATCTCCTTTGTTAGGAGGGTGCGTAGCGACTTCGTACAGCAGTGTATAACGTATTGCGGGTTCATGGGAACCCCAATTTCCATCCTACTCACCCCCATGATTTATCAAGGGTTTGTGATTGTAGGGATGATGGCGGCCGACGGGATACAGTCCGTGGCTACAGAGTATGGGGTGTATCTGCCGACGCTCGCTCGATTGTTCCTTGTTCCGGGACTCAAGCAGGTAGTGCAATTGGTAATGTTCCTCGATCCAAATCTGGAGATGTTCTCGAATGTTTTGCGATGGGAGATTTATTCTCTCGTGTTCATTTCGTTTGCTCCCCAAGGGATCGTTGATCGCCTCCTCGGGACGTATTTTGCCTATAAAGCATGGCAGAAACGACTTGCGGATGATTACTGGTATGCGGTCGCGTCACGGTTTCTCCCCGCCGAGCTCTTCCAACATTGGATGTGTGTCAACCCACAGCAGGTTTTCATGCAGCAGTGTTTGGCTGCCAATGACGTTCCCACTGTAGCACCAGCGGTGCATCATCACCCCCAAGTCGCCCACATCGGCGCACTGCCCCCCGCACCTGGGGTTGCGGTACCTGCCCCGGTGCAACCCATGACCGGGCTAGTAGAGACGATAGGCCAACTCGACGAACTGCCCAAGGAGGTGGTGAAATATCGGGTGGCGATTGCACCCTTTGTCAGGAGTTGCATCGCTGAAGCACGCATGAAGTTCCCTCTCCTCCACCATCAAAATAATGCGGAGAACTTCACAGTTGTATGGCAATGGTTATGCAGAAGACTCACGAACAAACGTGATTTTCGGTTTGCGACGGAAGGCCAGAAGGTCCTTGAGTTCGCCACTGCCGGGTTCTTCTGGGTAGATGACCATGACGTACAGTTTGCACGCATGATGAGTGACCCGTACTTTGCGGTGAACTCTCAGCGGCTTCCTGGTCTGTTCCAAACATCCCGGCAATAGGGTTCTCCTGCCGTTCGGCTCGGTTTGAGCATTAGCCATCCAACGCGCGAGCTGATGGATGCGTATGCTCGATGTGGTATCGAGATCAAACCGAACGGTAGGAAACCTTTGGTACGCAAGTGTAGAGTAATGGTGGGTTTGAGCCCGGCAATCGCCTATGATGCTCATAACCCAGACCTGTACACAGCGGCCTCAGCCGTCTATGGGAGGATGTTCCGCGTCAAAGACGCCAATGGGGGTATGGTCCCTCCACCAAAACCAAAACAGGGAGTTTTTGATCACAACGATGTGTTCATGAGTCATATGCGACGGAGTAAGCACCTCGGTACCAAGACCGTCAGGAAACACAGCTTTGAAGAAGTTCTCAGCTGTTATTCTGGCCGCAGGTTAGAGGTGTACACTCGCGCGAGAGACTCACTCAAGAGAACTTTCCTTACAGATAGAGATGCATGGTTGACAACGTTTGTGAAATGTGAGAAGATCAATTTCACAGCCAAACCGGACGCTTGTCCGCGAGTCATCAACCCACGCTCCCCCAGGTTCAATTTAGGCCTGGCACGCTTCATCAAACATCTCGAGAAACCTTGCTACGCAGCAATAGATGACCTTTTCAACAAACGACGCCGGTTCAAAAACCGAACGGTCATGAAGGGTCTCAATGCGGAGCTACTCGGGAAAGAAGTTAGTGCCATTTGGAACCAATACAACAACCCCGTAGCGGTCCGATTAGACGCGAAACGGTTCGATCAACATGTGAGTGCGGCAGCACTACGCTATGAGCACAGTCTCTGGACGTCACTTTATGCTGGTGACGACAAATCTGAGCTCGCGTGGTTGCTGAACGCCCAAGTTTTGAACCAATGCGTTTGTCGGTGTCGCGATGGAGAGTTGCGGTTCTGCATATCTGGCATGCGAATGTCAGGGGACATGAACACTTCGAGTGGGAACGTGATATTGATGTGCTCCATGATGCACGCCTTCCTCAATTTCCTTGACCAAAAGTATGGGACACTTGGTCTCTCCCTCATCAATAATGGTGACGACTGCCTCCTTATTGGAGAGCGAGAAGTCACACAACATGTTGTTAATGAGGTTGAGGGATTTTTCCTGGACTATGGGTTCGAGATGGACATTGAGGGAACCACGGACGTGCTTGAAGAGGCCAAATTTTGTCAGACCCACATGTTGGACCTTGGGGATAGAGTAGTTGCAGTGCGCAGCTATCCCGAGGCTATAGCGAAAGACTGTACCTCCTTTCTTGCCATGAACAATGCCACCGAGTTCAATGCGTGGCGCAAGGCGATCGGGGAGTGCGGTATGGCGCTGTGCTCAGGAGTGCCCATCTTCCAAGAATTCTACACCTGTCTTCTACGTGGTGTTGGCAAGGTCAAGGCCAACCGTGGGAACAATATGACGGGGGCAGAGTTCCTCGCAATGGGGATGAAGGCTAATTATCACGAGCCCACTCTTAAAGCACGGGTGTCTTTTTGGCGAGCGTTCGGTGTGCTTCCCGAACAACAGCGCTCCATGGAGGCTTTTTACCGCTCTCAAATCTGTAAATTTGATCCCGTCTCTGAATCCATACTGCCGGACAATCCGCAGTGGACGGTAGGGATGAATCAAATGGCCGCATGGATCACGGCCCACTGAGTTACATTCGCCAATCTAACTCAAACCAATGCCGAAGCGCAAACAAACAACTGCCACCGTGAGAGGTGCCCCGCGAGCCCCAAAAGTTCGGCGGGTGGAGAGAGTCACCACCGTGGTACAAGCAGTTCCTGCTGTCCGGAAGGTGCGCCGTCGACGCGTACGGCGGAGTAATGAAGGGTTCCTGCCTGGTCTTCCAATGACAAGCAGGGTGCCACGACTGTCTATGCGAGAGAAGAACATTGTAGTGCGCCACCGAGAAATGGTGGGCACTATTGCGATGACGACCGGGTTTACTGTAAATGCTGGCCTCAATGGCACACTACAGCCTGGGGTTGATCAAACAGGTGGTGGTAACGTATCTGCTGATGCTTCCATTTATAGCTGGATCCAACCAATGGCCAGAATTTATGAGAAGTACCGCATACGACGTATGCGTATCATTTACGAACCAACCTGCAACCTCACAACCGGTTCCGGTACCGTCGCTATGTCAGTGGATTATGACTGTCGTGATGCCTCGCCGGCGTCCATGACTGCCATGATCAATCAAGCCACTGGCGTACATGGCCCTCCCTACAAGGACATGCACCTGGATATCATACCTCAGAAGGACTGGCTCTACACACGACCAGCGTCTCTGACCACACCGTATGATCTCAAAACCTATGACTACGGTTTCCTCTACATCAACACAGATGGTGGAGTTGTTGGCCCTGCGGGCCGCATCTCCGTAGACTATGAAATCGAGTTCAAACTCCCACAATAGGGCCCCGGGGGGGGCGCAGAATGGGCCAAGTGGCTCTACACCAACGCTGATGATGGATTCACCACTTCGGCCAACTCTGGTCCCAAGGGCGGAACTCAACTCAACTGGGAAGTCGGTCTTCGACTTGACCCGGACCCCGAGAACTCTCCCTACATCACTCTTCATACGTTACACAACTTTTCCGACGACAATAATATTCGATTTGATCGATTGGGAAATTACGTTATTGAGTGGACTACTAGTGTTGTGCCACTATCCAGCAACAACAACAGCGATGATATGTTTTTCGAGTACTACATTGCCACACCTGCTTTCGGCAACACGGTGGTAAACGGGCTACCCAATGCGGGCAATTGGATCACTTATTCAGCTCCGTATGGTGGTGATCCCGGGACGCACTTCACCCAACTCTATGTTGAGGTTGTGTCAGTTCCTTGCCGCGTTTGCCTCACTCCTCTCTCTGGACCCACTTCTGATCCAGCACAGGAGTGGCCTGGGTTTACCGGGTCCACCGTTGATCAAGCCACGTCTGGTTTGTTAACTCTTACTAAACTCGAGGTCTACAGTTCCCCGTAGCCGTGACCAACTCTCCCCCCTACCCACACTCTCCCATCCCAAACTACTCACATGCCATCACAGTGGTCCATTCGGTATTAATTACACATTTAGCAAAGGCAACTATGCGTGCATCAAATCAGCAAGGAAAACCTTACCCGGGAGACAGGCTGGGGTGGTGTTTGGCGACACCATCCGAAGTTCGTCTTAAAAGCAACTCTCCCGAGTGAGTCTGAGTACTACTGGTAGCGATACACACATTTTACTAGACCCTGCGCTCAGTGTTAACGTCTACCCACGATACGGGTCCGAGACAACGTGATAACCCCACCGCCGAATGGCCGTCACACCCTATTGGGTGGCCCGCCACTAGGTGTATAAAACCATAAAACAATCCACTTGGGGGCTCATACCTTGTGGAGGCTAAAAATTACTTCCCGCCACTGGCGAAAACAAATCCACACACACAAAAATCCCAACGGGTG